GACGTATAAGGGGCGATGTGAAAGTAGTCTTTGCTATACCAACATACGATGGAACGCTGGAATCAAGATGTGTATTGAGCTTGATTTCCAGCTTCCATCTATTACAGCGACTAAACATAGAGTACGATTGTTTGATTCTTGCTAATTGCGCGGTATTACCCATTGCAAGAAACACCCTTGTTTCTATGTTTATGGACACAGATGGAACAGACTTGTTTTTCATTGATTCTGATGTCGGGTTTAGTCCAGAAGGCGTTATCAAGATACTGAAAAGAGAAGAAAAGGTAGTCGCTGGAATATATCCATTAAAACGCGATGAATGTTCTTTTCCTGTGCAGATTAAAACAAAAGACGGTATTCCGGTTGGCAGGGAAGGCAAAGACCAGTCAGATTATCTTATAGAGGCTGATTATCTCCCTACCGGGTTTATGCGGATAAAACGGTGTGTAATAGAGTCGATGCAGAAAGCATATCCAGAGCTTAAATACGAAGGTAGTCATGTAGAAATATCTGATACTGGAAAAGCAAGCGGATATGACCTATTTAACATGGGGATTACGCAGGGTAAAAGATGGACAACAGAAGATTATGCGTTTTGTGAAAGATGGACTGCTATTGGTGGTCAATTATGGGTATATCCAAACCTTGAATTTGAACATGTAGGCAAGAAAGCGTTTAAAGGTAATTATCACGATTATTTAATGAATGGGGGTAGGTAACAATGGCAAACATGACTGCGCAACAGGTGATAGAATCCGCATACAGGAAAAACGGGATAATGACCACTTCTTCAACTCAACTTGCAAATGGGCTTACCGACCTTCAAAACATGTTGTCTACCTGGTCTGCAGACGGATTAATTGTTCCCTCGTTTGTAACAGAAAATTTCACACTTACAGCAGCACAATCAGTATATTCTATTGGTGACGCAGGCGGTGAAGATTTAAGCACTGTAAGACCTAATAGAGTTAAAAGCGCGTTTATAAGGATCAGCAATTATGATTATCCTATAAATGTTAATATGACAAGGTCTGAATACTTGTTAATCCCGGACAAAACAGCACAGGGCAGACCACAGCGGCTACACTATGACCCACAATACCCATCAGGGAGTATAAAGTTTGATTATGCGGCAGATACAACTTATGATTTTCACCTTGTATCAGAAAAACCTTTAACAAATCCAACAGCACAGGCAACAACTTTCAGTGTTCCCCAAGAGTTTAACACAGCAATGATACTTAATCTTGCGATAGCATTATCTCACGACAACGACAACAGCCTGCCTGACACCTTGATAAGGGATGCAGAAAGGTCTCTTGAGTCTATAATGGCAAATAATATGGGAGAACGGCTAGAGTTCTCATCGGGATTAAAAGAGTTTGTAGTAGGGTTCGGCAATTCAGGGACAATGGACATTAACAGGGGATATTAATGGGATATCGCGGCGAGACGTTCGTAATGGACTTAAACGTAGGCGGGTTTGACTACAACAAAAACACAGACCGGGTTGCGCCTACCTCGATGGTTGGAGATAGCGAGAATATCAACCTTCATGATGGCGGTAGGTCTAAACGTGGTGGAACTGCGGTTGTAAACGGAACTCCTATTGGTGGTACGCCGAGGATATGGGGTATTTATCAATATACCCAGGAAGACGGAACATCTGAGGTATTGACAGCAGATGCCAACGGTGAGATATTAAGTGATTATGACGATGCTACGCCGGTACAAACAGGGCTGACAATAAACCGGCCTGTTCATTTTACCACGTTTAATAATATATGTTATATATGCACGGGAAACAACGTACCGTATACGTATGATGGTACTACCTGTGCGGTAATGGCCAACCCTGCCGCCGAGTGGACTGGTGTGGGCGCCAATGTTAATTATCCGCGCAAGATGTTAGTCCATGGTAAAGGTGCGTCTAGTAGGCTGTGGGCTATCTACGGAGCTACAGACCCATATACTATATGGGCATCCAAGCTTAGTGCAGGTGATAATACAACCAAGGCGGATTTTGTAACAGGGGTATATACTGACTATATAGACACGGGAGACGGTTTCGGTATTATAAATGGTGTTGAGTTCGGAGATAGACTCATACTTATGGGAAAGAAACACGCATATATTGTTGATGACACAGATGCGGATATTGCTAATTGGGGACATGAAAAATCAATATGGGAAGGAGGAACGGCAAACGACCGTACGCTCATTGTGGTTGCTAATGACATAGTTTCTCTTACAGAAGATGCGATTGTCTACTCGGTTGTGGGTAGTCAGGCTTATGGAGATTATCAGAAAACCGCTTTATCAGGGCAGCCAGACGGTGCTCCATTTATAGATAAGTACATAAGGGATAATTTAAAACTATCGGCAATTGAAGATTGGCACATGACGTATGATTCTCTGCTTCGCCGTATACATATATTTGCGGTTAGGTCAGGGCAAAGCAACGTAGACGTCGCCCTTACCTATTATATTGACAGGGGGCCTGCTTCAGGATGGACTATTCTCGGCAATAGAGCTGCTGCTTCTGGTTATAGGGCTTCTTGTTCAACGTTAGTAAGAAAGGGTGTGGGTAACTATAAGGTTTATACAGGTGGAATGGCAGATGGTAACGTATGGGAACTCGAAGTGACAGCGTTAAATGACAATTCTGCCGCTTATACCACGGCATTTGAGACGCCACACACTCATTTTGGAGACCCCAGAATGAAAAAACGGTATGACACCCTACATCTTGTAGTAGAGACAAAAGGGGCTTATAACTTGAGCATAGATATATGGACAGACGGGACATATAAGAAAACAGAAACGGTAGACCTTTCCGGTACTGGTGGTATATATGGTACTACTAAATGGGGACCTGGTGCAGGTGAGGATGTTTATGGCAACACAGAGCTTGTGAGCGCACTTGTTCCTATAGGAATTGTTGGGTACCGAATAAAATATTTCATATACAATAACAATGCTGACGAGGGGTTTTTCGTCTCGCACATATACACAGATTTTAAACCTGTAGGAAGAACGGCTTATTAATGTACGATAAAGATTATATTGAATATGACGAATATGGCTTGAAATCGGTTAATTGTATGAGGTGCAATACACCAATAAGGGTTCGCAGGTTTAAAGGTGATGAAATAGAAGGCGAGAGGGTAAAGGTGGCATATATAAAAACCTTGCCTGATTTTACACCTGTACCGTTTATGTTGTCAGATGGGAGCTATACAAATATATTACTTTGTGCTGATTGTGCGAAGAACATGAAGGCAGAAGAAGAAGTGGAGGGAATGACAAGGCAGTTTAAAAACGGTCATATCCTTGATGCCAAACATGCGAAAAGGGGTCAGATGGAAATGAGAAATATTGTAGATATGTATAATAAACTAAGTATAGGCAATAAAGTAAGGCGTATAGATATGAAAGGGGCTGTTTGATGGCATTTACACCACCACTAACGCCAAGCGCAGGCGATACAATACTAGCAACGCACATTAACCAAAACATGTCGTATGTCGGCACGTATATAAACGGAACCCCTGATATAGGAACTCCATCAGCAGGTGTATTAACAAACTGTACTGGAACTGCCACAGGATTAACAGCGGGAGACGTGGCGACAGCAGCACAACCTAATATAACTTCATTGGGTACGCTAACTGCTTTGCAGGTAGATAATGTTAATGTTAACGGCAATACTATTTCCAGTACAGCGGGTACCGATTTAAACATAACACCGTTAGCAGGACAACAGATTGTCTTAGACGGGACTATAGTGGTAGACGCGGGCGTGGTTACTGGTGCGACATCTATAACGTCTACGGCGTTTGTTGGTGCATTGACAGGCAATGCAGACACGGTAACAACGAATGCTAATCTTACAGGACCAATAACATCATCAGGAAACGCCACATCAATCGCCTCTCAAACAGGAACCGGGACTAAATTTGTGGTGGATACATCACCTACTATAGTGACGCCTACGATTGCAAGTTTAGTTAATATGAACCATACACATCTTTCTGCTGCGCAAGGAGGAACATTAGTGGGAAGATGGGAGTTTTTAGCAGAGGATACAGTTTCAAGCCAAACATCAATCGATTTTAATAGTGTTTTTACAACTGACTATGAACTATATATGCTAACATTCCATGAAATGGCTCCTGGCACAGATGCTACACATTTTCTA